CCCTCACGGGCGGCCTTGAGCTTCAGCGTTACTGCTGAGCTTTCACTTCAGTATGGAGGGAATCTATGCCCGGATCGTTCAGAGATGTTACAGAAGAACCTGCGCGACAGCTTGAATACGAGGCTGTGACCGGACGTCGTTGTGACGGGGTGTTGATCTTATACACCTCGAAGCACGGCGGACGTACTTCACTCACATGTCGGGCCGCTTTTACTCCTAAACGTTCCCGTAAGGGACGCAAGGGTAAGCGGGCCTATCGTGTTAGAACCTCGCCTATGAGATACAGAGAGCTCGCGAATGCCTCCGTTTTTCAACGGGGCCCACGAGTCACTGCTGGTTCCAAGTTAGGCGTAATTAAAACTTACAACTCGCTTGGAAATCTCTCGTTGACTCAAAATGTTTTGTCGACGGGCACGTCGCCGGCCTCTCAGTCGTTGAAGAGGACCTGGGATGTCAAAAACCCAGGGCCCCCTTTTCGATCTGGAGGGCCGTTTTGCAGTTTGAATTATGTTCTTCCGCACGCATCAGTGATTGGAACCACGATGTCCTCTACCGGGAACCCGGCCTTTTCAGGCTTGGCTCGCGATGAGTACACCGGGATCGTCGTCGACGATGGCACTTGGCAGAACGACTCTACGAGTCAGTATCTGTTCCAAGGCATCCCATCACTAACCGGGTATGACACGAAAGCTTGGGATACCCTCAAGCCCAGAGTGGCAAAGGCGAGTGTGGCCCAGTTCATTTATGAACTTAAGGACCTACCAGGTCAACTCGAAACTACCGCAAACGCTTTCTATGATACATGGAAGGCGTACGGTGGCTCTAGAACGACTCTTTTCCAGCACCCTAAATTGGTGTCTGAAAACTACCTGAACCACGAATTTGGCTGGGCGCCTTTCATCGGCGACCTTTGGCAGCTTTTTTGGCTGTATTGGGACGTCAACAAGTACATTGCTCAGGTCATTGACCAAAACAATACTTGGATGAGGCGCAGTCGTGTTCTTGAAGAGACAGAAACTATTACTGAGCTCTTTAAGGGACCGGGATCGGCTACTATGCCGAGCTCATCAGACTTTCGTCTGTCCGGTATCCTCAAGGACTTCAGTTTTAATGGCGTAACAACTAAAGGATCCTGCACCATCGCGGAGCATAAAACTGTCCGCGTATGGGCCGTGGGGTCCTTCAAGTATTATCGCCCGGAATTTGATGTGTCATTGGTTGAGTCTAATTTCCCTGACTCGGCCTGGGCAACTGTTCAACGTCTAATGACGATTTACGGTCTTCGCATCAATCCGACTGTTCTCTGGAAGATTACTCCCTGGACATGGGCTGTGGACTGGTTTACTCAGGTTGGAAAGTTCATTGAACACCACGATGAGTTTATCACAGACGGTATTGTGTCCAGATATCTGTACATCATGAAGTCAATCAATCGTTACGTGACAAAAACTTCAGTCATGAACGCTTGGTCTGGCCCCCGCACGTATCAATGGGTGCGAACCCTTGAGACGAAACAGCGGAAGGTAGCAGATAGTCCGTACGGATTTGACCTGACGTGGGACAACTTGTCTCTACGTCAATGGGCAATCCTAGGTGCAATCGGGATAACCCGTGACAACCTGGGGTTTATCTCTCGCGGTTAAACAGCTCGAGGCCCCTTGAGTAAGGTCCTTGACACCGTGGGATAACACTCGAATCACTTCGGAGGTTACCTTATGGCGTTAGCCGACCCACAATCTATTACCGTTAATTCGGTTGCAAAGTCTATGCCCCGAGTTTTAAACGAGGGGCGTCACTCTCTTTATCAGATGAGTGATCAGACTTTTAGTCTTGACGTATCGCATCGCTCAGTTCGCCGCGACAAAAAAGCTCGCGTCGTCTCGCGCGTTGCGTTTACCCAGCGGAAAGTCGTAGCCGACCCTTTAACAGCGGTCAATGACTACGAATTTCTGATCTGGTCCATCCAAGTCGATCGGCCCGAGGCTGGTTATACCAGCACCGAAACCGACCAGATGTTGGCTGGCCTCAAGACGTGGTTTGATTCCACGATGGTTGGAAAAATCTTCGGACAGGAGTCTTAGTTTGAGTGATTATGTACGTTGGACGAGGATCACTGAACTCGAAATGGTCCTTTTGGACCACGCCGTGAATCAGTACCTCGACTCAATTACATTACTTCAGGACCGCGTTGAATTTCCGTCCGTGTCTTTTGACCGGATCGATGATTCGTCCGTTTCTGTCCATATCACTCTCGCTTTGAAAGACTGTCAAAAGGAGAACTTCAATGAACCTAGACAAAGTACTTCAAGCCATTCGGATGAGTCTAGAGACTTCTCAGACCCTCCGGGCGGCCTTGGCACAATCGTCGAACAAGGTTAACAAGGGCGATGACAAGCCCCTTGTCCCTGCTGGTGCAAAGAAGAAAATCAAGAACAAACGTTCTTGATCCATCGTTCAGTAGATTGTTTCATTACTGGGTCGCTGTCATGAGGCTGGATCGCCTTCCTCCCGAAAGAGAGGTGACGTGAAAAGCCACATAACAGACTTACTTGAAGTGATGCAGGCGATCTATTACGATGCCTGCGCTCATTGCAACGCTTCGGTCTCAGAGCGCGACCTAAAAACGATAAGGTCGCGCGTCGAAAATGAAGGGCTGTCGTTTTTGACGATTACCCTTCCTACCTTTGGTAAAGGGTT